CTTCACATCATACGATGAGGTAACGTTTCTGCGTATTTGCAGCGTGTACTCGAGGGTAGATTGGTGACTCAAAGTTCTTGTGATCTTTGAATCGTTCCAAGTACCGTCGACCCACTGAGACGTTATATCATCAATCTTCGCATTACGCGTGGTACGGATCTCACCTTTCGTGATACCGGTGAGCATCCCCCAGTTGATTAGTGACGGATCCGAGTTAATTGTGTCAATCGCTTCGACATAATTACCAAGGCCCGTAAACCAATCAACCAGCCAAGTCCAAGGGACAAGATTGTACAAGTCCGTTGGCATTGGGTTCACGCCTATCTTATGCAGAAACAGTTGTTTCTGAAAAGACGGGACATTAACCTTCGGGAAATCGAAAGTAGCATTCACTACACATCGTAGTTCGTGCTTCCGTCGATGTTGATTATTCCTTGTTACGGAATAATGCTCTCCCGTAGGGTTGTCGTAATTGAAGACAGGAGTACCAGTCGTTTTCCCAGCAAACTTGCTGAGAGAACGGAAAGTTGTTGGTTGACCAGATCTGCGCATGAGGCGATTAACCTCACGCACAGCACGAACTGGTTTTTCCAACAAGTCCATAACGTCCCTGTAGATCTGCTTCCACCCAAAGTGATAGCCAACGTATTGGCTGGGTATGTCCTTAGAACCGGAATTCAGATACTTCCGAAAACCGGCTTTTTCACTAAGAGACATGAGATCGTAGGAGCGTTGGAGATTCCTGAGTGCGTCCTTTAAAGAGAGGATAGCACGAGGGAGATCTTTCAACTCAGCTACGTTTCGGAACGCCGTATAACGGCGGGACGTCGGTACCGTCTTCGAAATGAGACCCAAGACTTTGTCTTGCATCAAATTTTGAAGGTCGGAAATCTCCGACGTACGCAGAGCATCAAGGTCCGCTTTGGACATAATGCCAGCTGGCCCTTGGTTCGCGGTGTAATAGAAGCTGTCCGACCAGGAAATCTGGTTGTTACAGCTCATAGTAGCCGTCGAACGTATACTAACACGTCGCGAATAGTTGAATGGCGTACTGAAGATTTTGTAGCTAAAGTGCTCAAACTCTCCAAAATCGCTACCAACCGGTCGCGTTTTAGTGGTAGTATCCTTGGTAGTCGTTATAGAAGCAGG